CAATTTATCTGTTGCGTCAGAGACATTTTTTATCAATTGTCCCGCAACTTCATATGCACGAGGCATCTCACTTTCTTGGGCGAGTTCGAGAATACCGTTGATTGCCTCTTGACCTTTTTCAATAATTGAATAAAGATTACCTCTCGTGTATTCATAATCTTTACGAATATCTTCTTGAGAGTTTTCGTATTTTTCTATTCGTTTTTCTATCTCGTTCTTTTCTTTCTTTACCTCTATGGGTTCTACGTCAAAAGTTTCGTTGAGCTTCTCATACTTGTCCATAAACTAACCTCAGAATACATTTCCATCAAAACCAAAGTCGTCTCCGATCTCAATTAGTTTATTGTCTTCGTTGTTGATATTGTAAACTTTAGAACCAAGAACGTGATTTTGAAGAGGTGTATTATCTTGTGCTCTTCTGACAACCAATTTATTACCAGTGATTGTTTCGACAAACATTTCCTCTTGGCCAATGTAAATGTATGTTCCTTCAGAAATAGATGATGAATCATCAACATCAATCACATTCTCAACCATATCAACATTTTCTGCAAGAAGTGTTACTACAACACCATCATAGTCCTTGATTGCTCTTGGAGTAACTTGGTAAGTAACATCTCTCTCATACTTACCAGATTGGGAACCCGCAATATAACCAATAGTGGTCTTCTTGATGATATCTTTAGATACATCCTTGAGTGGACCAAATACGTATGTCTTTGCAGTGAATGTGAAGGTATAGATTAGTGCTCTTCTTGTATCAAAATTACCTTCATATTCATCTGACATATCAATATTGTCCAATACAACAGGAACATTGATTACTTCCTTGAAATTTCCAAGAAATTTAATAGGAAGTGTGTAACCTGGTTGGAAATATGGAACAATTTGTTCTACAATCTGTAACATATCATCGTTCAGTTTGGTGTAAACTGACAATGTAATGGTCATATTGTATGGTACAGGAAGATAGGTCTTTTTCTCCTCTGACCCATCTTCAGACTTAATGACCATCTGTTGTGTTTGAGTTGATTTCCTAGCGGAATCATATGTCAGATTAGTAAACTCAAATGACATTCTAGGAAGAGTCAACTGAACAGGGGCATTCAGATCAGGACTCTGTTTCAGTCTTGCAAGAAACTTTTGAGTAGGTCCATATGCAAGAGGAACCTTGATAACACTTACAGTATCATCACTATCATCTTTATGTTTAATTTGAATCCCATTAAAAAGTGATCCAAATCCAATGATAACAGATCTGAAAATCTCGTTGTAAAAATACTCAAACATTATCTTAAGATTATATACTTATATTTAGGGCATTCCGAAAGGATTTGAGGATGAGAAGTCTATAATTGAATCTCCCTCAGTTTCAATATTATCATTATCTGCGAAAGCTGTAACTAAATCGTCGGTGTTGACACTACCAATCACGTATTTTGCTCCAGAATCAGATCCAGTCAAATATTCGCCATTAACAAAAGTACCTGAAATAATTCCGACTTCCATAACATCCGTAACACCATTCCAATCCTTCACTCTTGCTGTGGTGCCTGAAGAAGAACCTGTAACAACTTCATTGTAAATAAAGGTTCCACCAATTGAAACATTGTTATCACCTGCTGAAACAGGATTTTCAATTGTTACGACAGGACTTGAACCATATCCTGATCCACCTTCCAAAATGTAAATACCAGTTACAATTCCAGAAGAACTTATAGTCGATATCGCAACCGCATTTTGAGTTGGTGCTGGTAATTCAGAATCCGTTATAGTGACTGCTGGCGCATTGACATATCCCGAACCTCCACTAGTGACTTCTATGCTTTGAATAGAACCATCTGTCGAAATTCCAGTTGTTGCTGCAAACCCAGAACCTCCACCACCCTGAACTGTAATCATCGGTACTTCAGTATATCCACAACCAGTATTTGTGAGAAGAATCGATGCAACCACCCCAGACTTACCTTTACATCCAGGATATTCATAAGAAAGTGATGCAATACCTACTGCAGTAACTCCTCCAGAAGGTGCAGATGAAAACCCTACAACAGGAGTAGAACTGTAGTTCTTACCCATGTTGCTTATGACAATTTTATTAATGGCTCCTGAAGAACATACAGATGCAGTTGCTGTTGCAGATGTTCCTGCACCAATCAAATTAAGTGTTTGAATATATCCAATATCTTCAACTTCATTATCAATATCACTAACACTCGTATCAATAACTTCATCTTCGTATCTGAAGAGTTCACATCTCAACTCATAAACATATGTTTTCTTAAGTTGGTAGAATGGTTGCTCATGTTCTACAAATTTAATTTCAAATAATCTATCACCTAGAGGAAAATAAATTAAATCTCCCTCTTTAGGTCTCGTACTTAATTCGATATTAGGAATATCCTTAATAAGTGGGGTTATATAATTCTCATATCTTTCTTTTGAAATGATCAATTGAAGATCATCTCTATTCTCAATTCCAAATTTAGAAAGTAATGTACCTTGTCCTGTATACCCTTCGTAGTTATCAAGATACGCCTCAATAGGATATGCGTTATTAAATTCTGATTGAATTACTTCTTTGATGACTGTATTAGAAGTAACATATTGTCTGGGAAGATAATAAACTTCAACTCCATACATCATCAACTGTTCGTTGATAAGACTTTGGATGAGATTTTGCTCACCAGATGAACCGTTTAAAAAGAATGGATTTAACATAAGTTATCACCCGATAAGATCTAGTGGTGGAATCTCGTAGGTACTTAACATTCTTTCTTGTATTTTATCAAGTTCAGTTTGTGCATCGTCGTAAAGTTGTCTTCCATTGAATTCAATACCACCTGGAAGTTTAACACCCTGGAACTTAATAAGGTTTTGGCCCCACTGTCTCTTGATAAGTGCAGTTAAATATGGTTTTAAGAAAGAATCATTATAGACTCTTGGGTAATCATTGGGATCATTCATTGCCCAACAATCAATAATTATAAATTCTCCTGCCTTTAGATCATGCCAATCAACATCAATATACAACCTATCTGTTCTCTGATTAAATCTTATCTGTTTGTGTGTATTCAACAAATAATTGACAGTTTCCAAATAAGACATTGTCATTGTGTATGACAATAAATCAAATCCACTTGCTCCCCAACCATTAAGACCAATAAAATCATTCAACATATATTGGTATCTTACATTGAACATACCCTGACCATATCCACTATCAAATTGATAGATTCTATTTACACCAATAATTGATGGAGGGATTTGAATATAATTACTATTTTGATAATAAGTAAATGTTGTTGCAGTTCCTACAATATTTGTAGAAGCTGAAATAGATGAAATACCGGTAGTACCACTTTCTCTTTGAGGTGCACCTGGTGGTCTTGCTCTTCCTCTATTGATGTCGTCTTCTGTTAGTTGATACTTGAGATAAACTTGAGTTACCCCATCAAAGTGTCTTTCTTGAAAAAACTGAATTGCATCATCAGTAAGGTCTTCAAGTTGTTCATCGGCTACGTTGATCTCCAAAACTGGAGCACCTAACTGTCTTAAACAATAATCAATCAGTTCTTGTCTAGTACTAGGCTGTGCCATTTATAATTAGACCTATCTATATGGTTATTTATTTAATAAGTCAGTGATGGAATTAAGCATTGACTTAATTTCATTCATATCAGTTTTTAAATCGGTAACTTCGGATTGAAGTTTTTCGAACTTTTTCTTTTCTTTATTCAAATTATCCCTATTTTTTACATAGGCTTGAAATTCAAGATTGTTTTTGTTCACAATAGCACCAGAATGGGTATCTCTGAAATACCCATCCTTTCCTTCAACTGGTATATGATTTTTCATTATGCGAATGACAGAACTCTCAGATTTCTTATTTGTGGTGCATTAGATTGATCAGTGGAGGTTGCGATAATCTTAACTCTAAATGACTTAAACGCAACCAGATCATCAATAGTGAATTTATACTCTCTAAACTGATCTGAAGTAGGTTCAGGTACATATGAATCTACTGTTGGAACTCTTTCATCAGGAGTACCATCATTTTGTGATATGTCAATGATTGAACCATTAGTATCAATATTATTATAACCAGGGAATGGGGTAAATATTACCTCCTCTACAGGCACATCTTGATTTAATGCATAGAATACTCTAATATCATTGAAATTAGATGCATATCCATCAAGAAGAACTTCTAATGATGTTGCAGGATTCTCAAGAGTAACATTCTTTGAAACATAAACAAATCTATTTGGATCATTCTCGATACCATTCACTCTAAAGTCAGTGATGTAATTTGTAATAGGTCTGTTGACTCTGTTCATTGTGAACACTACGGATGCATTATCAAGATCAATAACAGGACTTATTCTAGAATTGTTTGACAATAATGTGAAATTCAATGTGAATGATTTTCTTCCAGGGAATGTGTCGCTGTTTAGTAAAAGTTTTTCATTTTCACGAGATGCGATCATTCTCAATCCATCAAAGTAATTCTTGTCATAAAGTGTGGTTTGTTTGAATCCCTTGTTTAAGTAAGATTCTTGATTTCCTGATACACTTGAAGCAGAGATAGTTCTTGATTGGGATATAATATTAGTACCAAGAGGTGTGATTGTTGTGACTTTAGGTGTGATTAAATTAAATGGAAGATTGTATGTTCCTTTCACTGATGGACCACCACCCAATTTATTTTCGTTGAAGTATAATGGAACAAATCCTTCAGAGTTTCCAGAAGACCTATTTGCACCATTGGTGTTTGTTTGAATTTTAATGTAATAATAATCCAAACCAATGGGGTTTTCAGTAAGTTCACTTTTATTGACATTGGAAAGTTCGTGAGTAGTATTAATTC